CCGTCGAGACAAAAGTTGCACTCTGCAGGGTGGTTGCAGAGTGATTCCAATGGGATAGCCCATGAAAATCTCCCCCGAGCTGCAAGAGGCCGTTCTGGCCCGCGCCGCGAAGGGCCAGACGCTGCAGGCGATCGCGGCGTGGCTGCAGAAGCGCCACGCGATCACGGTCTCGCACCAGGCGCTGTCGAAGATCGTGCGGAAGCACCGCGCCGAACGCGCGCAGATCTCGAAGCACATCGTGCGCGAGCACATCGAGCGCACCCTGCCCGAGGACCTCTCGGAACTCGACCGGCTCATGGCCGCGAACGTCGAACTGCTCGATGCGGCGCAGAAGGCGGCGAGAAAGCACCTCACGACAGCGAACGTCGAGATGGTCGTGAAGCTGACTTCGGCCGTGCAGAAGGCGGACGAGGCGAAGAAGAAGGCGCTCGGCGTCGACCAGCCCGACAGCGTGGAGCTCCAGGGCCTCGCGGATCTCGTCGGCCTGGCGCTCTAAGCATGGTTTCGCAGGACAAGGGACGCGAGCTCGCTGAGCGGCTCGTGACCCGGTGGCACGACGCGCCGAACACGTTCTGCAGCGACACCTTCACCTGGCGCGATTCGCAGCGGCAGGTGCGACCGGTGCGACTCTGGCGCCGGCAGGAAGAGATCCTTCTTGCCGTCGCGAAGCACCATCGTGTCTCGGTCCGCTCGGGGCACAAGTGCGGCAAGACGAGCTGCGCCGCGATCCTCGCGTGGTGGTGGCTGATGACGCGCCGCCGCGCGCGCGTCATCCTCACCGCGCCGTCGTACACGCAGGTCGACGAGGTGCTCTGGGCCGAGGTCAAGCGCCTCTACCGGAGCTCGCGCTTCCCGCTCGGCGGCAAGCTCGGTGTGAAGCCGGACACCGGCTTCGAGACCGCGGACGGGCGACAGATCTTCGGCTTCGCGACCGACAAACCGGAGCGCGCCGCGGGCTTCTCGTCGCCGAACATCCTCGTGATCGTCGACGAGGCGAGCGGCTTCGACCCCAAGATTTTCGAGGCGCTGCAAGGCAACCTCGCCGGCGGCGCGCACATCCTCCTGATCTCGAACCCGACGCAGACCGACGGGTTCTTTTACGATACGCACCACCGCGATAACTCGGGGTGGCACACGATCCACATGTCCTCGCGCGAGTGCGCGGAGGCGTGGCCCGTCGACCTGCAGAGCGAGGAGTCCCCCGGACTCGCGACGCTCGGCTGGTGCGACGACATGCTGCGGGACTACGGGCAGGACGACCCTCGCTACCAGGTTCGCGTGCTCGGGAACTTTCCGACGCAGGGCGATGACTGCGTCATTCAACTCGCGCTCGTCGATGCGGCAAAGCGCCGGTGGCTCGAGACACGAGCCGAAGGGCCGCTGCAGCTCGGCGTCGACACGGCGCGATTCGGCACGGACTACTCGTCGATCGTGTGGTCTCGCGGCAACTGGGCAAGCGCGCCCATCCTGCTCAAGGGCTGCGACAACGTCGAGGTCGCCGGGCGGGTGAGGCAAGTCGTTCGCGAGCAACGCCTCTTCCCGGACGAGCACGTCGAGGTGCTCATCGACACGAGCAACAACGGCGGCGTCGCCGACATCCTCCGCGCGGGCGACGACGGCCACATCGCGGTGCGCGACATGGTCGCGTCGGCCTCGGCCTCCGAGGGCAGCGACTACTCGCGGCTGCGCGATGAGGTGTGGGGGCAGCTCCGCGCCTGGCTGCGCGGCGGAGGCGCCATCCCGGACGATCGCCTGCTCGTCGCGGACATCCTCGCTCCGAAGCTCGGCTTCGATCCACGGGGCAAGCAGAAGGTCGAGAGCAAGCTCGAGATGCGACGACGTCTCGGGCGCAGCACCGATCGCGCCGATGCGCTGGCGCTCGCGGTCTACCGCGACCCGTCGCCGCTCACGTACGCGCAGGTCTTCGACGATCGATACAAGGGCCCTTCGGCCTCCTGGTGATCTCCTATGCCCGAGCCGCTCGCACCGTCCGTTTGGTCCGAGTGGAGCGTCTCCGCCGTACGCTCGGCGCTGCTGCAGCACGAGCGGGGCATCTTCCGCCTGAGCGGCATGCTCGCGGATCACGTCCAGCGCGACGACCGGATCTTCAGCACGCTCGGCTCGCGCGTACTCGGCGTGCTCGGGCTTCCGTTCCGCGTTGAGCCGAGCGATCGAACCAGCAACCGGCGACTCGCGAAGAAATTGGCCGAGGACGTGGGGGCGTGGTGGCACGAGGCCGTCCCTGAGGCCACGTGGGCGGAGCTTCTTCGATGGGCCCACCTGATGGGCTTTGCTATCGGCGAACTGCGCTGGGTCGATGAGGATGGTGGCGGAGTGCTTCCTTCGCTCTACATCCACCATCCGCAGTTTGTACGGTGGAACGAGGACGCGCAGCGCTACGAGCTCGAGACGCGCAGCGGCGTCGTCCCGATCACGCCCGGCGATGGGCGGTGGGTGTTGTTCGCGCCGCACGGGTCGACGCGGCCGCACATGCAGTCGGCGCTTCGCGCGCTGGCCATCCCGTTCCTCATCCGCTCGTTCACGCGTCGGGACTGGGCTCGGCGAAGCGAGATCGAGGGCGTCGGCGTCCGCAAGGCGAAGGTGCCGAAGCAGGCGGATCCGCGTGTTGTCGACAAGTTCCTGTTCGAGGTCCGCGCCCTTGGCGCCGAGACCACGCTCCGTCTCCCCGAGGGGTTCGACTTCGAGATCGCGGTCGCCGACGCGGCAGCCTCGCTTTCCTTCGAGAAGCTCCTCGCGCACTGCGACACCGCGATCACGCTCACGCTGCTCGGGCAGAACCTGACGACGCAGATCGAGGGCGGAAGCTTCGCGGCCGCCGGCGTACACGAGGCAGTGCAGCTCGTACGCATCAAGAGCGACGTCGCGATGCTCTCCACTGTGGGCCGACAGCAAGTCGTCGTGCCATGGGCAGAGCTGACCATTCCTGGCTTTCGTCGCACGATGGCTCCGTGGCCTGTTTTTGACGCAACGCCTCCGGAAGAACTCAAGGACTACGCCAATGCGCTTCAAATGTTGGGGCAGGCGTTGCCCGTACTGCGCGAGGCTGGAATCGATATCGAGCCGCTGCTGCAGAGGTTTGAGTTGCGCATGGCCGAGGTGAGTAGCGGCAGTGAGCCGGTCAGCCCGAAGATGCTTCCTCGTCCAGGCTGGGAGTCGTCGTCGCCGTGACAGCCGGACGTCGCTGTCTGACGTGCTGGATTGAGGCAGTCGCGAAGTCAATCGGGCGCTCAGACCTCGCCTCAGCGCTAGAAGATCTCTGGTCGCAGCAGGGCGGCCGATGTGCGCTCACTGGAGATGTGCTCAGGCCGGGGACCGGAACAGCGAGCCTCGACCACATTGTCCCGAGGGCGAGTGGTGGGCCTAATGACCTGTCCAACCTTCGGTGGACCACGCTGGAATCCAATCGTGCCAAGAGCTCACTCTCTGATCGCGAGTTCTTGCTGATGTGCCGGAGGGTTGTTGCTCATGCCGACGAGCGTTCAAGTTTCGCCTGCGCCGCCGAGTGACGCGCCCACCGGGCTCTTCACCTGTCAGCTGGCGTACGACGCCAAGTCTCTGGACGAACACGAGCGAACGGCAGAGTTCGTCGCAAGCACAGCGACCGTAGACGCTCACGGTGAGGTTCTTGAGCAGGGCTCTTGGTTGCTCGAGACGTTCCAGCGAAACCCGGTCGTGCTCTTCGCGCATCGCTCCGCTGAACTGCCGATTGGCCGATGCCTCACTGTGGCGGTGAAGGATAACCGGCTCGAGTGCAAGATCGAGTTCGCCACCGCGGCGATGAACCCCGTGGCTGAGCAGGTCTGGCAACTCGTGAAGGCCGGGTTCCTCCGCGCAGTGAGTGTCGGTTTTATTCCGGCTACGCGCCGGGTCGAGACACGAGGCGGTCGTACCGTGCTCGTCATGTCGGACAACACGCTCGTCGAGATCAGTGTCACCCCTGTCGGCGCGAACCCGGACGCCCTCGTGAAGGCTCTCTCGCAGGCACCAAAGGAGACGGCAATGCAATCGATTCTGAAGAGGCTCGGTCTTCCTGCTTCCGCAACGGAGGTCGATGTGGAGGCGCGCCTCGCCGCGATCGAGGAAGACGCTTCTGAGGCGGTCGCGACCAAACTGGTGCTGGGCAAGGCCATCACTGCCGCTGGCTGCGGCGGCGCCGACGAGCTCGTCGCAAAGATCGTTGGCCTTCTCGAGACGGAGAAGAAGCATGCTCAGCTCGTGCTCGAGGTGGAAGCCGCGCGGGCTGCGGCCGACGCGCAGGAGATCGAGCGACTCTGCTCCGAGGCGCTGCGAGTCGGAAAGATGACGCCAGCCAGCAAGCCGGGCCTGCTTGCTGCGCTGGGAGACCGGCCAACCGTGGCTCAGGTCGCCAAGCTGGTGGAGAGCCTGCCCAAGGCCATGAACCGAGAGCACGCGAAGACCGGCGCGCCCGAGCACGCCGGCATGAAGTGGCGCGGCAAGGGCTACCACGAGCTCACCTTCGAGGAGAAGCACGAGCTCGCGACGGAGGACTACGACCTTTTCCGCGCGATGAAGGCCGCAGCGGGAAGTGACCCGACCGAATCCGACGGCGACGAGCCTCCCGAGAGCTGAAGACCAGAACCACCCCCGCCGGCTGGCGGGCGCGTGCCGCCGCGTGAGCGCGGATACGGACACGCCGCGCAGCGGCATCAGGAGAAGCCATGGCCAAGACCACGAAGAGCGACATCCTCATCCCCGAGATCTTCACCGAGGCGGTGCAAGGTGCCTTCGCGCAGAAGGGCGTGTTCAAGGGCTCGATGCTCGCGAGCCTCGGAGTGGCCGTCATCGACGGCAGCTTCGGTGGTGGGCGGGACTCGATCGGCAACGAGGTCGAGGTGCCGTACTTCGGCACGCTCGGCGACTTCGAGGAGAACCTCGCGGACGGAACGGCGGCGACGCCGAAGAAGCTCCAGCAGACCTCGGAGAAGGCGACCGTCACGCGGGACAGCCTCGCGTTCGAGGTCACCCGCTGGGGACGCAACGCGAAGGGCGGCGACGCGTATCAGGAGGCCGCGGCTCAGGTCGTGAAGGCGACCATGCGCGCAGCCGACAAGCGCTGCATCACCGCGGCGGCCGCGTCGGGCGGCCTGCTGAAGAGCGTCTTCAGCGCGAGCGCTCCGGCGCTCCTCAACTACGACGTGCTCGTCGACGCCCTCGCCCTCTGGGGCGACGAGAACGACGACATCGCTGCGATGATCGTCCACTCGCGCGTGCTCGCGGATCTCTACAAGCTGCGGGACGCCAACGGCAACCCGCAGCTCACGGTCATGCCCGATGGCGGGCTGCCGCGGTTCATGGGCATCCCGGTCGCGACGAGCGACCGCGTCCCGCTCACCGGCTCGGCGATGGGCTCGGTCACCGAGACCGGCACGACGCCGCCGGACATCGCGTTCACCACGAACACCCCGCTCGGCGCGTGGGACCTCAAGATCAAGTGCGTCCTCGGCGGCGCGATGGGCGTGGCGAAGATCCAGTTCTCGCTCGACGGCGGAGTGACCTACTCCGGCGACATCCTCACGGCGGCGAGCATCGACCTGGTCGATCCGAACGTCGACTCGCTCGTCGGCGTCAACGGCAAGTCCGGCCTGACCATCTCGTACCAGAACGCCTCGGCGAACGGCGACAACGTCTGGACGGCGAAGGCTCAGCTCAAGGCGCGATCCCTCCTCGCGCGCAAGGGGGCGCTGGCGTTCTGGTTCAATCAGGATGCCCTCTCGCTCCAGACCGACAACGACATCCTCGCCGACAGCTCGATCGGCGCGGTCCACCTGTACGGCGCAGCGATCCGCTATCGCCGGCGCCCGGGCGGGACCAAGCCGGGCATCGTGGGGATCGAGCACAACGTCGGCGGCTACTGATGGGGCTGTCGGCGCTGCGCAGGCATCGCGGGGCCGCGTACCTCGACAACGTCGTCGAGCGTCGTGGCCCCTCGACCGCCGAGCTTCAAGAACTGCTCGAGGCCGAGCGTGCAAAGAGCGCTGCGCTCGCCCGCGAGCTCGAGGCCGAGCGCGCGAAGGGCGTCACGGTGGGCGCGCCGTCGCCGGCCACTCCGATGCCCACTCCTCCGGCCGCTGCCGACGAGACGACCTCGGCGCGCAGCGCGGATCGCTCGCGCCGGCGATAGCCGAGTCGAGATGATCGAGCGCCCGCGCCGCTACTACCTCCTCAAGGGTCGAGAGGCGCAGTGCCGTGGCGACTCCGGTATCGCGAGTGCCTGGTACGCCAAGCAGCTCGAGCAGCCGGGCACCACGCTCGACGCGGCATTTCCACACAAGGCCGCTCTCGCGGCGCAGCACTACGTCGCTGTCGAGGACCTCGACGGGGCGACGATCGAAGAGCTTCAGCAAGCCGGCCTGACCGCCGCACAAGCCGCCATCGTGTTGGCGGCGATCTGATGAGAGGACCACCATGGGCAGCCACATGCAGAACGGGCGCTTCGCCTCCTATGACGACGTCGTCCTCCAGGACACCGTGACGCGCACGGCGAGCGGCGCTGCCGCCGCCGTCGAGTGTGCGCACAAGTCGGTCGCGTGCCTCGACCTCGTGGTCTCCGCGGCGTCGGGCACCACGCCGTCGCTCACCGTCACGATCGAGACGTCGAAGGACGGGTCGACGTGGCGCAACGTCGCGAGCTTCACCGCGGCGACGGCGGTGACTAGCGAGCGGAAGTCGTTCGTGGGTCTCGACCGGTACGTCCGGGCGAACGCGACGATCTCCGGCACCACGCCGAGCTTCACCTACAAGGTCAGCGGCGACCTGAAAGGCTGACGTGGCCGCGTACATCACGCGCGCCGAGTTCGTCTCGCTCTGCGGCCTCACCGCGCAGGTCACGTCGCAGCTCGCCGACGATCGGATCGCCGAGAAGACGGAGCACGCGTCGCGGATCGCGGACGGCTACCTGACCGCCGTGGCGACGACGCCGTACACTTCGCCGGCGATCGACCTCAAGATGCGCGTCGCCTGGATTGCGGCGTACTTCGTCATGAGCGAGCTCGGCTACAACCCGGAGCTCGCCGGCGACGCGACGATCCTCAAGAACTACACGGACGCGATCGGCTGGCTGCGCGACGTGGCGAGCGGCCGCGCTGCGCTCCTCGCTCCGACCGACCAGACTCCCGACGCGGACGAGGGGCGACCCGACGTGACCACCGACACGCCGCGCGGTTGGTAGATGTCGACGAACGCTCGAGCGTTGCAGCGCCTGCAGCTGCGCTTCCGCGACATCCAAGCGCGGCTCCTGCCGTCGGTCATGGCGGCGCTCGAACGGGCCGCTGCGCAGCAGATCGATAGCCAGTTCGCGCGCTCCGTCGACCCCGACGGGAACGCCTGGCGTCCCACGGCCAGGAAGCGGCCTCCGCTCCGTGGACCGACAGGCGCTCTTGCTCGAGGCTTCCGTGTGGAGCGCACGGCGGAGTCGACCTTTCGGATCGCGACGTCGGTCTACTACGCGCGCATGAACCAGGGCGCGCGCAACATGCTGCCCCAGCGCCGGCGCGTTGGGCGAGCGTGGGCGCGCGCCTTCCAGCGCGCGGCGAAACAAGCGCTCGCGCGCGCGACGGAGGCGTGATGCCTGCGACGACGACATCGAACTACGGAGTTCCGATCGTCGACGTCATCGCCGACTGCCAGGCGGCGCTCGAGGACGTCGCGCCGTCGTACGACGATGAGCGCTCGATCCCGAAGCACGACGCGCCAGGCCGCTACATCTGGGTCCTCACGGATGCTGATGCGACGGACAAGCCGCGCGAGATCGGCGGGAACCCGCGGGCCCTGCACGACGACGTCTGGCGCGTCGAGGTTCACTGCTGGGGCTACGACACCGAGAATCCGAACGACGCGAAGGCGCACAAGGCGCGCGCCCTTCGGCTGCGGCAAGCGCTGATCACCAGCCTCCGGCAAGTGGTCGGCGGTGGAGCGTACCGACTGCGACGCACGCTGCATCGTGGTGGCGACGCTCATCAGGCACGCGGCTGGGTGGTGGTCGTCGAGATCGACATCGTGCTGCCTCTCTACGAGGCGCGCTGGGTCGGGCTCGGCGGCGCGGTCGAGGACAACACCGGAGCGAAGGTGCGGCCGACGTCGGTCGGCTTCGACGCGACTTCCGCCGTGCAGGGCGATCGAAAGATCCACGCCGGCGAAACCTGAAGCGAGGACGACATGCGAGAGCACGACAAGGGCGAGGCGGAAAAGCCGGCGCCGAAGGCGGAGCCTGCGCTGCAGACCCCGGCCCAGTGGGCTGCCGAACTCGACGCCGACGAGGCGATCTTCGCCGCGGCGCGCTTCGCCGCCGGCTGGGCCTCGCGCGACTGGATCCCGATCTCGAAAGCGGACTTCGAGGCGGGCATGAACAAGGCCGCCGCGCTGGAGATGAGTTGAGATGACCCTGCAAGACGTCAACGTTGCACTCTCCGACGGCAACCTCGGCGTGGCGCCGGAGGACACCGATCGGATCGGTCTGCTCGTCGGCGCGTGCTCTGCTGGCACGCCCAACACGCTGATCCCGATCAACAGCCCAGACGGCGCGAGCGCGCTGGGCTTCGGCCCCCTCGCCGAGGCCGCTCGGTGGGCGACCGTTCTACGCGCTCCCCGTCACGACCTCGGCCGGCACCAACGGAACCGTGAGCTCTCCTGGCGGTCCCGCGGTGACGCTGACCGGTACGCCGCTCGACAGCTACGAGGGCCAGGTCAAGATCACGGTCGGTGGTATCGTCGGAACCTCGAAGTTCGTCTACTCGCTCGACAACGGCGAGACGTGGAGCGACGAGATCACGACCGCCGCCACGTATCCCGTGCCGAACAGCGGGCTCACGTTGAACTTCGCGGCGGGTACCTACGTTGCTGCGCAGATCTACTCGTGGGCGAGCGTGGCGCCGTCGTTCTCGACGGCGCAGCTCAATACCGCGCTCGATGTCGCGCTGAACGATCAGCGCGAGTTCGGCTGGGGCTACGTCGTGGGCACCGCGACGGGTGTCGATGACGCGGCGAAGGCGAGCGCGTGTGCAGCGATCGCTGCGGCGGCTGGCGTGAAGGCCGGCACCGGATTCACGAGCAAGGCGAAGTTCTTCAGGATCTTCGTCGAAGCACCGACCGTCGCCGACGCGGCGCTCATCACCGCGTTCGCGTCGTTCGTCGACCAGCGCGTCGGCGTTATCGTCGGACCCGGCAAGGTGCTCTCTCCGCTCACGGGGCGAAAGCACATCGTGAACGCTGCGCGTGTCGTGCTCGGCCGATTCGCGCGAAAGCCGATCGGTAAGGACCCGAGCCAGACCCTCGCGGAGGAGGGGGCCGGACCGCTGCCGTCGGCGCTCCTCACGCTCTCGCGTGACGAGCGACTCACGCCAGGGCTCGACTCGCTGAAGTTCACGACCTTGCGCACGTACGTCGGCCTGAAGGGGTTCTTCGTGACGAACTTCTGGCTGATGTCGGCTACGGGGAGCGACACGAAGT